CCAATAAAAAAAGGATCATTGAAAAGATCCATAGCGAACTGTGTTACCATTTTATTCCCCTTTCAAGCGAATAAGTTAATGTACCCCCGTAGGCAGTACAATACTATTATACCATTTTTTGGAGCGGATAGCGGGAATCAAACCCGCACATTAACCTTGGCAAGGTTACGCACTATCACTATGCAATATCCGCATTGCTGGTCTGGCAAGACTTGAACTTGCGACCTAGGAGTTAACAGCTCCCCGCTCTGCCAACTGAGCTACAGACCAAAACCTTTTACTTTGAGATATATGAATATCCGTTTGACTTTGGCAATGCCAAAAAGAACTCATTAAAACTATTCATAGTATTCTTACTAAGATAAAGACTAGCAGCAAGAACTGTAGCAGCAGATGTTCCAACTATTGGTCTTGACACCCCAAAGTAATCTAAGGTTTCCACACAGGCTTGCCCTCTAAAACTAAAACATACAAAAGCAAGCAAACTTGTTGTTGCATTAATATTGCTTGATCTAACAACATTATAGTCTGCATCTGTTCCTGCTACTGAGATTACACCACTTACACATGCTGGAAATCCAATTTGATTTTTCTTAGAATCATTTCCCGTTGCTACAAAAGTTGGAACATTTTGTGATCTAAGTTTATTAACAGATGATTCAAATAATGAGTCAGAAGGGCAGGTTCCCACTGAAAAGTTACTTCGTGACTGACTAATAGAAACAGCTTTGATATTAAAGCGTGATGCATTATTGGATACCCACTCAAGAGCACGAGCCAATGATCCACCATCATTACGAATAATTGAAAATGTGTCATATACTTTTTCGTCAGAAATTCTAATAAACACAATCTTTACATTTGGATCTGCCATAGTTGCAACTTGGGCCATACTGAATCCATGAAGTGCTCCTCTAATTCTCCAATCATTAATTCTTGCAGATCCTTTTCCTTCATCAAATCCAGACTTATTATTGCATGTCTTGTTATATGTAAAACATACTTCATGAATTACATTTGTCATTCTTGATGAATCAATTGCGGTATCAATAATAGCTAATACCTTCTGGTCTTGTGCCTGTACTGGTGAAATAGTAACCAGTGACATAACTAGCGCTGCTAGAACTACTACGATTTTCTTCATTTTATTCCTTTTTGTTTGTTGTTATTGTTTGATTTTGAAAACTAATTGGCAGGGATCTCCGCCTTCTTCCCATTCCTGCATTTCTTCTTCAGTCATGTATGGGTCTCCATCATGAGTATTACAAAATGGTTCTGTTATCCATCCTCTGGAAATTCCATTTTCAAGCCAGATATCAAACTCATTAAAGTCTGATTCTTTTTGCTGAATGTCTTTTAAGATTTCATCAAATTCATCGCTCATATATAAAGTATACTCCTAAAGACTTACTACGTCAACTGGACCCATGCAAGATGGGCTAAATCTAATTGCTGCAGAAACTGCAGATACTACACGGTTTCTTGCATTCTTTTGTTTATCTGTTGCATACAAAACTCCGTAAGCATATTCTGCGCCTGAGCCCATAGCAAGGTATGGAAGAGTATACTTAGACAAAGACATATCAGCAGAACTATGTTCATAAATTTCACCACGAACTGCAATAATTAAACCAAGATCTCCATCCTTAGATGTATCCACCCAGAACTCATTATAAAATTCACGAAGCTCTTTGATAAATCTGGTTTGCATAAACTTATCAGTATCTTTTATGTTTGGAGGTGTTGGCTTAAAGTTATAACGGATTCTTTCTCCGTCCATTGCACCAGCATATCCAATAAGATATGGACCAATCTTCCAAACTTTTGGAGCATCAAGTGCTAAAATAGTTCCATCATCAGAGGCACCACGATCTCCAGCCATGTAGATTTTATCTTCATGTTTTACTACAGCAATACAAGTCATGCCCAAACCCCTCTAGATGCGTATATTTAAGTATACCATCTACCCCATATAGTGTCAAGTAATCTGTTAATTAGTCAATAAAATCATCAAGATCATCAAGATCGTCTACTGCTTCTGTTACAGCAGGTGTAGATGTTTGAATAGGCTGTTGTTCATATGGCTGAGAAGTCTGTGTAGATTCTGAGCTTCCGCCATTTTTGCCAATCAAAATACCAGCAAGTGTTCCAGTAATAAATGTTGCTACAGATGATAAAACATTAAAAAACATTTTATCATTTTCTGACTGCTCGCCTATTGGTTGTGTTACAAAAACAAGGGCATACAAAATACCCATTGTTGTAACCAACAAAATTGTTCCTAATGTTAGTCCAAGAAAAAACTTTAATCGTGCATCTAGTTCATCTGATGTATATCTTTTTTTACTCATTTACGCCACCCTCCGAAGGATCAAAACCAAGTATGTCTTTTGTGCATAATCCATCTGCTAAGCAAACTGGAACAGTGCACTCTTTATTATACCAGTTTTCAGGATCGTGGCAGTCATAACGATATCTATTTTCTAGCATACCGCATGAAGTTAGGGCTAATGAAAGCACTCCTACAGATACGATAGATAATATTTTCTTCATATCTTGTATTATACTACTCTTCTTTGTTTCTAAAAGGACTAGTTAATATCCATAGGCCTGTGGTTGCTATGATTCCGTATCCAACTATAGTCTTTGCGCTTCCGTCCAAAACTACCCAGGCAATAAACATTCCAAGGAGAGTCCATGCCTGGTCTATTAGATCCTTAACTATATTCTTTAGTATTCTTACCATTTTCTTCCTCCTCTTGAACCTGGTGAATTGGCACCTGATGCACCACCTCCGCCAGAACTTCCTCCACCTGTGCTTCCACCTGTTGCTCCACCTGCAGCAACTGCTGCTGCATTAATTGCTGCTCCTGCTGCTACAACTGTAGCTACAACCATCTCTGTTGCTTCTTCTCTTTCTGCCTCTGTCATATCTGCACCAATACTTCCAAGTGCTGCTAAAGCTGCTCCTGGATCAGTAAAGGCTGCCTCTAATAATGCCCCTGGGTCTTGAACTAATTCTATGTTTGCAGCAACTTCAGCAGTAATAACAAGTGCGTTTCCATTTTCGTCAGTACGTAGTTCTACTGGTGTTTCTGGTGGAAGGTCTGCATAAGATACTCCAGATGCTTGTACTTGTGCTGCTGAAATTGATTCTCCAGGCTTAAGATCTTCTAGCAATGCTGACACTACAATATCTTTTTGTTCTTCAGTTAATTCTTTTCCATCTTTTGCATCTTCAAGTATATCTTTTAATTCTTCTTCTTTTGCTTCAGCCTCTTCTTCTTCAGCTTTTGCTTCTTCTAATTCTTTTGCCTCTGCTTCTTCTGCAATTCTTTCTTTTTCTGCAAGTGCTTCAGCCTCTGCTTTTGCCTTTGCTTCTGCAATAGCTTTTTCTTCTGCTGCTATACGCTCAGCTTCTGCTTCTGCTTCTTTCGCAATTCTTTCTTCTTCTGCTATTCGCTCTGCCTCTATGCGTTCAGCCTCTGCCTTTGCTTCCGCTTCTGCTTTTTCTTCTGCTGCTTTAAGTTCTGCTGCAATGCGATCTTCTTCTGCCTTGGCTTCTATTTCTGCTTGAATTCTTGCTGCTTCAATCTCCGCCTCTATACGATCAGCCTCTGCTTTTGCCTCTGCTTCTGCCTTAATTCTTTCTGCTTCCTGTGCTGCTTGAAGTGCTGCAATTCTTTCAGCCTCCGCTTGGGCTGCTGCTGCTTGGGCTGCAATCAATGCTGCTGTCTCTGCCTGTATTCTTGCTGCTTCTGCTGCTTGGGCTGCTGCTAGTGCTGCAGTTGTTGCTGCAATTTCTGCTTCAGTTGGCCCAGTTGGTGCTGTCACTGTTGATGTTTCACTAGGAGCAGGCGTTGTTACAGTTGTTGTTTCACTAGGGGTAGTTACTGTGTTAGTTTCTGAAGGTATAACAACAATCACTGGAGGAGTTGAGTCAGGCAAATCTATATATGAAATATTAAATATTAATATCTTGCCTACGCCAGGAACTGGATCTCCAAACACATCGTTGGTAGCAGAAATAACTGTAGAGGTTTCTCCACTATTTAATGAAGTCAATGTATCAGTTACTAATGCTCCGTAGTTACCGTCATTTGGATCTCCGTACCAGGCAGTTATTGTTTCAATCATTTTCCCTGAAGGTGCAGATATAGAAATCTGGGCATTCTCATCCAATCTATACTGGTAAGCAAATGGTAATGATGCTGGAGTATATGGCTCTACAATGTTTACGGTTACTTCATTTGACCACGCAGAATACATACTGCCTGAATCATGGTCAGATCTAATTTTAAAAGTGTAGTTTTTATTCCATCCACCTGTAGAGGCTATAACTGATTTGTTAATAACTATTGAGGTGTTTAATGCGTTTGCGTCACCAACATTTCCTGTGGCTATACCCCATCCAGCATTTCCTGGAATAGTCCAAGAGATAGCGTATCTTTCAGGAATTAACCCTGATGCAGGAGCATCCCAGTCTAGAGTAATTATTTCGCTCTCTACTGATGCTACAAGGTTAGATGGAGAGTTTATTGTCAATGCTGGAAAAGAAGACAGTGCACTTTGGGCGGCTTGTAATGCCTGTTGTTTTTGCTGCAGTACCGCAACTAAGGACGGATCATAGGACGTGTATGCAGGAGTAACAGTTGTAGTTCCTGCAATAAGACTTACATCATCAAGACTTGCTGCAAAGTTACCGTTCCAAAATCCTGCATCAGCAAATCTAAATCCAATATCCCAACTAACAGCGTCTTGAGATAACTGAGGTGTATTAGTAAAAGTAGTCCATCCAAAAATATTGGAACCTTGAACATTGTAATAGTTCAACATTGTTCCATTTGCAGCATAGGTACGAAATTCAACTCTGTAATAGTCAGCCTGTGGCCTATTTCCCCAGTTATCGTTGTTGTTTGACATTCTGTATGAAAAAGTTACGTTACGTGTAGGAGATGAAAAGGTTCCTGTTTGAAGTACAAAAACACCTGAAGAGTAGGACCCGATTAGAACTCCATCGTATACACGAGGAATATTAGAGTTGGTAATTGTGGTATTATTTCCCATACCAATGTTAGACCATGCGGAAGCATTATCAAAAGTTCCATTAACAACAACGTTACTTTGCCCACTAACAGTTACTGTCTCATGGTAAACAGCGCTTGCGTTTACGTTAGCTTGAGCAATAGCAACCTCTGCAGTTGCACTTTCTACAGCAGATTGAGCAGAAATAAGATCAGAGTTATACTCTGACAAAGTGTAAGAATCTGGCAATGCGTGAGCTTTATCAATTACTAAAAACAGGGGAAACAAAGCAAGTGATAGTACTAACGCTACTCTTAATAACCTTTTAATCTTTAACTCCTTGTAGTCGTAGTGGTGATATGACTATTAAGGCTATTATATCATTTTATTGCAACAAAAAAGAGGGCCAGCGCTAAGACTGACCCTCTTATTGTTAAGGCTTTAGGCCTTTACCTTCTTAGCAATCTTTGCAACTACCGTTGCAAGTGACTTGATTTGTGCTTGAAGTCCAGCAATTAACTTAGCTACAGACTCTGAAAGAGCTGCAACTGCATCTGTTGCTGCTTGTGCTGCTGCGGTTGCAGCATCTGCTGCTTTAGCTGCATCAAGCGCTGCAGTTGTTGCTGCATTAGAAGCCTCTAGAGCTTCTTTTGCTGCATCTGTTGCTGCCTTCTGTGCAGAATCTTCAACAAGTGCCTCTGCAGAAACTACAACCTGACCTGCTACTGGAAGAGATGATCCACCAGTTGCTGTAATCTTAATTGTATTTTGTACAAGTGGCATAAATACCTTGTATGTCTTAACTGTTGCTGTATCTGTTGTTACAGAAGTAGATGTTAGTACATCAGATGCTGATCCAAATGCATAGTTAGAAACAATTCCACCTGTAGCAAATAGATTAGCGTGTGTCTTACCAGATACTGGAAGACCTGCTGCATCTAGAACCTGAACTGTAATGGTTGCTGCTTCTCCTGGAAGGTACTGAGCCTTATCAAAAGACAACTTAACAGTTGCTGCTGCACCCTCTACACGAGTTGCCACTGGAGAAGAAGATACTTTTCCTGATCTAACAGTTATAGCAACTCCACCTGTCTTAACTCCTGTAAGAGTAAATAGTGCTTCACCATTTACGATTGTTGCTGCAGTTCCTGAATCAGACACTACTGAAACATCGCTTGAGAAAGCATTAAGTGTTCCTGCTCCAACTGTTACTCCAGCAGCATCATATGCTACTGCCTTAATTGTTGAAACATTTGATCCCACTGGGATAACAGGCTTAACTGTTGTTGCTACGATAGATGCGATATCTCCATAGAATGTTACCTTCTCAGTTGCAAGAACTACACCTGTAAGTGTTGTGAGAGTAATTGTTGATACTCCTGCTGTACCGTCAGCAAATACACCAATGTGGTTTCCTGAAGGAATTACCAATGAGCGACCTTGTGCTGAAATTGATGTTGCATTTGATCCGCTACCAATCATTCCTGAACCTGAAACTGTTGCAAGAATTGACTCAGTTGCTGATCCTCCTGCTGCATTCTTAGGTGTAACAACAATTACTGCTGCTGCATCTGTTGAGGTAGCCTTTGGAGCATAAACTGTAGCATCTGTGGTTGCAGTTGTTACTTCACCAGCATTGAGGATAGATGTAGTAGTTGAAGCAGATGGAGTTAGATCCGCTGCCTTAACTGTTACTGTCCATGAAACTGATGGTCCATTGATTGGGCTTGTTGTTAAAATTCTTGCATCATATGTTCCTGCAACAGTTGGGGTGTTTAGAGTTACCAAGAACTTTGCTGTTACATATGTTGGTGTGTTAACTGTTGAGTTAACGTTTGCTGAAACATTATTTCCTGCAATAACTACTGAGGATGTTGATGTTTCTAGAAGTGATAGGGTTGCAGACTTTGTTGACCCTGTTGGCTGTGAAAACATAGCAGAGATAATTGTTGCTGTATCTGCTGATGTTTCTGAAATGAACGACAATGTTACTACTGCTGTAGCAGACTCACCAGATGTCACAGCGTCTGTTGCTGAGTCAATGGATAGAGTTGGTGCGTTTACAGCAGCACTTGTCGGAAGTGCTGATAGTACGCCAAAAGACATTGCTGCAGCTAGTCCCAAAGCGATTTTCTTAAATGAATTCACTTACTTCTCCTTATTATATTAGTTTCAAATTGTCAAGAAAGCTCTTGACATCTTCAGGCATTTGCCTGTCTTCCAATTCTACCATAGCTCTTTGCTGTCTGGCAAATTTCTCACTTGAGCCCCAGGTATGAACTTCTATTTCAATATCCATGTCTTTTGGTGTGTGAGAAATAGCACCAAAAACAGCACCACAAACAGCATCTGCTAAGTCTTTAGATTTCTTTCTAGGGTGATCAACACGATTCCCTTTCATAATCTTAAGTTCTGACATTTCTTCCAAAAGTAATGGAATCATTGGCATAGCAATTCTTTCTTCATAAACCATCATTGCTAGGTCTTCATAGTGCTTTTTAGCAACAGAAACAGTATCAGTTCTTATTCCTACCTGCTTTAGCTCCTGCTGAATATCAAATGACTGCCAACGGTCAAATGATACAATTCCAATATTAAAACCTTGTCTTCTAAGATTAATAATCCACTGTTTAACCTCAGAAAGATTTACTGGTCCTTCTGCTTTTGGCTCCCACCATGCTACTGCATCAACTATTACGATAGGTGCTACTTGTTCATAATCTTTAATTACCTGAATATTTACCCACTTATCTACATGTGCAATCGCTACAGCACACTTATCATGCTTTTGTGCAAGGTCAGCATGGACATAGTATTGCTTATCTGGGTCTGGCTTAAAGTTATCTGCGAATCTTCTAAAGCTATCCACAGGATTTGTTAATGTCATGCAGTTAATAAGTTTATCTTTTTGTTTGAAGAATGCATCAGATGAATATGTTGGTGTACATAGGAAGCGCATCATTGCATCTCCTAGATCTGTTAAAAATGCAATCTTAAAATCATCAATCTGTCTTGTTGGATTTACTTCCCAAGTTGGACGCTTTAGTGCTAAAACCTTTGGAATCTTGTATGAAAGAATATGGTCTTCTTCCCAAGAAATCTCAAAACTATTGTCTGGGTTATCGTGTGGCAGATCTTCATTAATAATAAACTTATGTGTTCTTTCTACTACTTCTTTATCAGCAATTACTGCATCATACCGTTGAGAAATAAAGTCACCTTGATAGCGAGGGAATGAAAGTAAAACTACCTTTCCAAGATCAGGGAAGCGAGAGTCTACAGTACCACGAAAAGCTTTGTAAATATTATCAGCAGTCTTACCTTGTTCATTTCCTGTTGCTACCTCTGATGCAAAACCAGAAATTTCATCAAGTACTGCCATAAACAAGTTCAAACCCTCATGTGATTCACGCTCTGAGTGTCCAGAGTAAACTGTGATTGACTTATCAAATTCAATAGAGTCTGCTTTAGGGTTGTACTTTCCAGCAAACCAAGGTGATCTTTCAATCTTTGATTTAAAACCTTTAAAGAAAACGTTCTTAGCCTGTTGAGCGTTAATAGCAACGTTAATAATATCAATAGCATCTCCAGCAGGCTTACCATAGTAAACGGCTGGCTCTTTAAGGCAAAGCATCTTATATACTACATATGCACATGCTACTGTAGATACGAAGTCTTTTCCAGATCCCTTGCCAAGTTGCAAGATAATTTCATTCTTAGTATATTTTTTATAGTATTCTTCACCCTTATCACCAAGGATATCTACTACATCTTCTTTACGATAAATCTGACTCATTGCCTCAACAATGTCATATTGAATATCAGATAATGGTGGTTGACCAAGATAGTCTGGAGACTCAACAAATGTCTTTGCATTTACTGGCTTCTCAACAAAATGATTTTCTTTTAGAACTTCAAAGAAATCATTGAACATCGTGGACAACTGTAATCACTTCTCCCTCTTTTGCAATAGACGATAGTCTCTGCATAATAAGATCTCTGATATCTGGATGTTCTGATGCTATATCTCTAAGTATTCCAACAAGAACTTCTTGTCTGCGTTCAATCTCAACCATTTCTTCTGCAAGCTCTTTGTTCTCAAGAAGGCCAGCCTTTTGTAGCATATCAATACGTTTAGACTCAATATCCATAACAAGTTTAATTGCAGCAGTCTTTGCACTAAGGTTATTAGTCATTGACGCTTCATCAATAACTTCATAAGACTTTGATATAAGTTTGCTATAGTGTGTATCAGCACCAACAAGAGCTTCTTTTGCACGAGCACGAATAGCGGCATTATCAGATGCCATAGTCTTCCACTCATTAATTAAAGAAACAACACGTGTACGTGGAATATCTAATTCTTTTGAAATAACTGTAGGATCGTTACCTTTTAGGTATTCGCTCACAACAGTATTTACTTGATCAAGATGTTTTACTAGATCTTCCTCAGTTGACACTATATTTTCCCTCTAATCTATTTATTTCATCTTTAATATAAAAGATTGCCTTCTCAAGATCTTGTATAGTTTTTGACTCATCTTTAAGTCCTGCTCTCCATAAATACTTAAAAGCATTTCCAATATTAAAATTACGGTGACGAGTAATCTGTATACACTCAACCCCAGAAGGATCTGAAGTATAGTGATATGGATGATTTACCTGATCAACTGTAATTGTTAAATTATTGCTCATTTTCATCTTCTTCTAATTCAAATGCTTCTGGAATGCCTCTCAATGCTGAGAGGACATATGTAATTCCTACTGCACCAGCAACTCCTAAACCAATCATAATTTTTTGTGCTTTATTCATCGTTTGCTCTTTCTTAGATTAAATTTAGCAAGGTAAACATAGATAGTCTCTAAGCTTGCCCCACACTCTTTTGCAATTTCTTGTGGAGTTTTTTTATCAACTAAATAACGTTTACGTAGCCATACTTCACTTGTATATAGTTTACCAGTCATGAGATTATTTGTCAACCCCTATAGCCTTATTCCAGTTATTTACAGCCCAGTGACCAATACCACAAGCATCAGCCACATCATTATCTTCAATTTTTTTGCTGTATTGAAACTCAATAAAATCAATGGTTCTTTGCTTTCTTAAATTACGCTCATATGTCTTATACCATGATTCAGATTTACCAGGGTTTCTTGCAACAATGATCGCCTTCTCTTCTTTTGATATTTTTTTGTTACCAATAAAGTTTTGCCAAGTTATTGGGGAAACCTTACCAATAATACGAATGCCAGATTGACCTGCTGCACCAAGCAAAGCCCCCTGAACCAATGCAAGATCTGCAGCAGTTTTAGGACTATTCATAAATACTGTGTGCTCAATTACTATGGCATCTACATTTACTATATATTCAAATAAACCTTTTGATTTTCTGCCAGCGTCAATAACTTTTTCATATATATCTTTTCCTTCAAAGTTAATCTTTCCAACTTCTTTAAGATTTCCTTCGTGAAATGTTGCATATGCAAGACTGTTTGTACTAGCATCAATAGCGCAGATACGTTCTGGCTTTAACTCAATACCCCATTTATTCTTGCTCATATTCAATAAATCCCTTTAACTCTTTTAACATTTTATTTACTGCTTTTTCACTTACATTACAATTTGCACAAAAACCAGAATCATTGTATATAGAAAGAGAAGTTCCGCATCCACCTAAGCATTTACGGTCCTTCCCCTTTCTTTTTTGTCTACGAGTTATCTGGTATCTTTCCTGAATTTTATCTTTTGTAGCAAGGTCTCTGCACTCAAGGCTGCAGTAAATTTGATAACTGACCTTTGGTGTAAACCTGATATCACATCTGCTACAAAGCTTCACTCAGTTCCTCCAGAGATGCTATCTTAACAACACCTGCTCCTGCTTCGTCACATGCTTTTCTAATTGGACAGCTTTTACAAACCTTAGAGTTTGATCTATAATTCTTTGTTGGAAGTTGCTTGACTTCCCAAGACTTACGAACAACTCTCATCCATTCAAAAGCTTCATCAATCCATTTACGATAATGATCATTTACTTGAACTGGAATAACAAGAAGCTCGTGGTTATTCTTATTTTCATAAATAATAACTCCCTTTGCTTTCTTGAGAATCTTCATATAAATAAGAATTTGTACAACGTGCCCCATCTTAGGCTTACCTGTACGTTTACGATATTCAAAAACCTCATTATTAGTTGTCTTTACTTCAACTACCAGTTCTTCACCCTTCCAATTAATAAAGTTATCTACATAACCAAAAATTGGAGGATCGTCATTAAATATCTTAAATTCTGAATCAATAGAAATACCAGAATTCTTAAACGCTGTTTCTATTCTGCCATGAGCAAGAGTTCCATTTGTCATATTTGCTACTGCATATGGGTCAGAGTTATCTTCAAATACCGCTCCTTCAAATGCAAGGTACCAATATCTTGGACACTCTCCATGACCATATGCAATAGTAGAAGGACCAAAGGTTTTCTTCTGTGTATGCTTAGGCTCACGCCCAACAAGATATCCAGCCTCAATAGCCTTTACAAGCTCTTTAGCATCAATTTGTGCTGGTGTCTCAACATCTTTTATCATCACTTGCTTTAGTAAATTTTTTGTCATATTATCCCTTTTGTTTATATAAGTATAGCATGTTAGCGCATGATATATTTGAGTGCTGATACCAAATTGTTAATTGATTCTGCTGCCGTATAATAGATATTTTTCTTTGCCCTATCATTTTTGTCAACATTAGCCATCCATGTAGCCTTAAAAGCCATCTTTGCAGCAATAGCCTGTAGTCTTACAATTTCAATACTGGCTACCTGTGCTGGAATATCTGGCTTTATAATTACCTTTGCTATAAAGGTGAGTGCCTGAGTTAGCTCTTCATCCTTCATATATTCTGCTATTTCAGATAATCCATTTACCATTTCTAGTGTTGTATTCTGTTGTTCACTCATCTTCTTCTCCTATTATTTGTTCCATTATTTCAAACTCAGTTATCATCAATCTTACTTTTGAGTTACCATCACCAAGAACTACAAGTATTGCAGGATCATTACCATTTTTAATAGCATCTGTAACTGCCTTTGCCCAAACATCTTTATTTAAAGTAAAAGACTTAGAGCATTCCTTAAAATCTACAGTAAAGTTTTTCCAAGTAGCATCGCCTTTATGTGTATTACGTCCAGAATTTTTATGCTGTTTAGCACCAATTCTTTTTGACTCACTTCTCTCGCTCATAATCCTTCTTTGTTAGTATAAGTGGAACTCTAGAAATATGCTTTTGGCTACACATCCATGTTACATCTGCAGTTTCTAACCAAAGCCTTAACAAGTTAACTTCTTCATGGCATTTCTTACAGGCAAACTGACCTGAAAAAACTTTAAACTTTTCAGGCATTTAGTATCTTACTCTTAATAAAATCTTGTAAGTCTAGATCTTCTCTCACTCTATTAACAAATCCTTCTCTACCCTGAACTTTTGTACCATCAGGTAGAACATACCATGCACCTGTTCGTTCAACTATTCCCATCATTTCAGCCGTATCAACAAGATCACCAATGCTATCAATGCCAAGATTATTTCCTCTAAAATAAAAGTCATACTCGCCAGACTGAAAACCAGGAGAAGTTTTAGAGAATTGAAGCTCCCAGCGGATCTTGCGACCAATCTTTTCTTCAATAAGTTTATCTCCGACATGAATCTTTCCTTTAATCGCTTGATTGTCTGATTCCGATGAAAATAGTTTAATAACTGTTGAGGAATAAAACTTAGTAGCCTGACCACCAGTAGGCTGCTGACTAGTATACATAGCGCTAATATTATTACGAGACTGGCTAATAAGGACAAGCATAGTAGGCTTAACTTTATTATTAGCGTAGTTAAGCATTTTCCATGCGTTGCTAAAGTCTCTAGATTCCGCTCCAATTTGCTTGGTATTTTCAAGTTGCTTAAGTTCATCTGAATCCTTTTCAAAATAAATTGCTGGTAGCAATGACGTGATAGAGTCAATAACTATTATATCAACTCCAGCATTCATAAGGCTGGTGCCAATATCTACCATCTCATTAATTGTACGACACTGTGAAACAATAAGCTTTGATGAATCAACCCCAAGGCTTTCTGCCCATGCCTTATCATATGACATCTCAGCATCAATCCATGCACAGATCTTTCCTTCTTTCTGTGCCAAACCAATCATCTGAAGACAAAGTGATGACTTAGCAGAAGACTTTGAACCCCATACTAGAACCTGTCTTCCATATGGAAGTCCACCATTTAATGCACGATTTAAACCAAAACTTGGTGTTGCTGCATATTCTGTAGCTGGTACCGTATCTCCAGCCATTACGGTCTTTCTAAGCTTTGGATTTAACTGAGCCAATACTTCTTCTACTGTTATCATTAAAATCTTACCCCATGTTTTTCTGGTCTAGTTTTATTAAATTCTACCTTTTCTTTTAATGCATGATCAAGTGATAATCTAGTATACCCTGCTTCAACCATTCCTGCATATAAATCAAGTGTACGAATAATAATATCTGCAAACTCTTTAGTAATCTCTTCTTCACCTTTGTCTTTACGAACTGCTTCCATTACCTCAGTAACTTCTGAAACAATCATCATACATTGTTTAGCAATAAATATATCATTTATAGCATCGTGATCTTCTGGACTTCCCCAAAACCCTTTTTCTACTGCATTTTTATGCAACTCAATTGCTAGATCATCAAACATTTTCTACCTCATTCATTATAACAGTTCCATCCTTTGTCTTTCCAAATTCAAACTTATAAATATTTCCCTCTTCAATCTTCATGTATGCTTTAGCAAACTGCATTGGAAAGACAACAATTGAATGCATTTCTCTACCAGCATCAGCAACAACTAAAGAAGCCATCTTTTTACCAGCTTTGGTAACTCTTGGTTTAAAAGATACAACAAAGTGCTCACCTTCTTTATACGGTAACATTTTGTAATTTAGGAACTTAACTAGAGAATCTTTTGATTCTTTTATTTCATCTGCTGGAATTGCAGAAACAATTCTATTATCAGAAGCAAGAAGCAAATAGGTTTTTCCAGCTTCAATTGTTGTGTTTTCTTCATCAAAGATTCCAACACTGCCAGTCTTATCAAGTAGTTCTACTCTTGACCAACCCTTGCTTCTCTTAATTGATTTTACCATTCCAAGCAAAACAAACGATCCAGTTTCTTCATATTCATCAACATCATTTATATAGGCATAGTAGTGTTGTGGAATAGATGTGTTAAACTCAGGAAGGTTAAGATATTCATATAGATTTTCTTTAACTTCCTGCGGATTTGCTGGATTATCTGGAAAAGTAAGGGCTCCTACGCATCTCATTGCTTGCAAGGCACGACTATTAACACCATTTCCTTTAGTAAAAGTAAACTCTTCTACCTCTTTGTATGATCTGAATGGACGGCCTGCAATATATCTTTCTGCAATTTTGTCAGAGATATATTTAATGCCCGTAAGCCCAAATCTAATTCCCTTGCCTTCAATCTTAAAATCAATTTCCGAATCATTAAGATGCGGAAGTTTAACAGGGATACCCATACGTTTTGCTTCAATTAAATACTCCGTTCTTCCATCTTTATCTTTTTCATTCTTAAGAAGTGCAAACATAAACTCTAGAGGATAATGGTACTTGAGCCATGCTGTCCAATAAGATAATGTTGAATATGCTACTGCATGTGACTTATTAAATGAATACCCTGCGTGAGCCTCAAAGTCATGCCATAGATCTAACGCATCATTCGGCGCAAGGTATTGAGAAGCGCCTTTAACAAATTGATCTTTGAAAATATCAAATTCTTTAGCATCCTTTTTCTTTCCAATGATCTTTCTAACTTTATCCGCTTCCGACATGGACATACCGCCAAGCTGTACGCATGCTTGCATAACTTGTTCCTGGTAAAGAATACAACCATATGTTTCCTCCGTAAATGATTTCATAACTTGGTGCTTATAATCAATATTTTCACGACCATGTTTACGAGCAATATAAGATTTTCCAATTGTGTTCATAGCACCAGGACGAACCAGAGCATTAGAAGCAGCAAGTTCAGCCAAATTCTTTACACGCATTTTTACTAGAAGATTTGTGTATGGTGCTGCTTCGCACTGAAAAACACCCTTGGTATAACCATCAGAAAGCATGTTATAAACGTTTGCATCATCCATATCAATCTTTAATAGATCAATTTTTGTTCCTTCACGTTCTTTAATAATATCAATGCAATCTTTAAGAACACTAAGAGTCTTTAGGCCAAGTGCATCAATCTTAATAAGACCAATGTTCTCAGCCTCACCCATATCAACTGCTACTACTGGAATTCTTTCATCTTGTCCAGTAACTGAGCGTGTCTCCATTGGTGCATATCTAAAGATTGGATCTTTACTTGTTACAACACCTGCTGCGTGAATACCAGTACCACGAATGCGGCCACGTAATTGCTCACCATAACGCTCTACTTCTGGATACTTCTCTCTAAACCAAACAGTATTCTTTGAGTTACAGAAGTCATCCCATGTATCAACTACCTTAAGAACTTTATTTACGTCTGGCAAAGGTATGTTTAAGCATCGTGCAACATCTCTGACCACTCCTTTGTCTTTAAACTGCAGGAAGGTAGCAATAGATGCAACATGGCGATACTGACGGACAAGGTAATCTTTTACTTCATCACGACGGGTATCTTGAATATCTGAGTCAATATCAGGGAAGTCATTACGTTCTGGATTGATAAAACGGAAGAACAATAGACCATGTTTAATTGGATCAATATCTGTAATACCAAGTGCATAACAAAGCAAAGATCCAGCAGCAGAGCCACGACCAGGACCAACTAAAATACCCTCGCTCTTTGCCCAGTTTAACATGTTACGAACAACAAGAAAGTATGGACCAAAGTTTTTCTGTCCAATAATTTCTAGTTCTTCATCAAGTCTTGTAAGATATTCTTCATTTTTATCTAACTTTTTATCTTTTAGTCCTTCAATTGCAAGTTTCTTGAGCTCATCCATTGGCTTTTTATATTGAACTGGAAGTAAATCTAGGTGCTCTTTAATATCATAATCTTCTATCTTGTCAGCAATTTCGTTAGTAGACGTGAACATGTCTTCACGATCAATGCCCTGCTTTTCCATGGCATCTTTCATTTCTTCATATGAAAGCAAATGAATATCAAACTTATTGAAACTCATCATACGATCTGCGCCATAAAGATAGTCAAGGCGATCCATAAATGAATCATGCTTTTTTGACTTTTCATATGTTACATCTTTTTGTAACTTTGCATGTGTATTAAGCAGAAGCATTAGCTCCTGAACTTCTTTTTGACTTGTGTCAGAGTGATGACAGTCTGGTGTTACGACGATCTTAACCTTTGCTGCATCGGCAAGATCAATGATTCCTTTGTTAACTTCTGGTGGATTATGTGGCATTACCTCAATATAGTAATCATCGCCAAATTCTTTTTTAAACCACTGTATGTGCTTTTTTGCTGTTGCAAGTTCACCTAACTCAACAGCCTTTGCTATCCAGCCACTAAGACATGCAGATGTAACAATAATTCCTTCTTTATATTTAGCAAGCGTTTCAAAGTCAAATCTTGGCTTACTAAAGAAACCATCTGTCCATGCAATCTCATTAATCTTGTTAAGATTTTCTAAACCTTGTTGGTTCTTAGCGAGAAGGACTATATGATGATAGTTTTGGTCAAGAGGGTCAAGGCGATCTGCCTTTGCTCTCTTATCTGCCATACTTGTCGTCATATAGCCTTCTACACCAAGTATTGGCTTAATTCCATTTGCTTTTGCAATACGGTGCAGTTCCCTATGCCCAGATAAAGTACCGTGGTCAGTAATGGCAATTGCTGTCATTCCTAACTCAACTGCACGGTTCACGTATTCTTCTGGAGTAGCAACACCATCCATCAAGGAGTAGTGTGTATGGACATGTAAGCCAACGTAGTTCATCTAGTTACCAGTCAATATTGGCTGATGAAGAAGATGAAGGAGTATCAAAGCCTAGATAAAAGGCTTCTTGTTCCGCATAAGGAACCTTGTTAAGAGCCTTCTCCAATGGATATGGCTCAATTCCTGCCCAATCAAATGGAGCAGAATCTGGAGTACTTGGGATAAGTGTATAGCTTGTTTCAGTTCCCTGACCATTACGCTTTACCTTCCAAGTAAGATTTGAGATGCTACCTGTCTCAAGTGCATATTCACGAATAGTATTAAATGCTGATTGCTTGCTAACACCCATGTTCCAGATTGCAACATATGGTGCCTCAATGCCATCATCTACTAGAACGTTGCAGTAGAAACGAAGACGAGCTCTCCAGCCAGCCTTTGGGTCCTTACGGTGCATCTCTTCTGCCCAGTCACGTCCTTCTGATTCCATTGTGTCTACAGCCTTACGCTTGTAGTCCTTTGGATTTGTATGCTCTGATACTACTAGAGCAAGTCCACGTTCTGCATTATAGTTTGCTGAATCTTCATCCAGCTCTTCAATAAAACGAATCTTAACTGCTTGTCCATCAGCGATCTTAAACCAACGAACTTTTGTACCTGTGCCTTCAAACTTTGGCTTATCTACTAGTGCGTTAATGTTTTTTAGTCCTTTTACAATTGCCATTTTTTATTTCTCCTGTTTATTGTTTTATCTATTTTAGCATAGAGATGATTGAATTGTCAAACTGGAACTCCAGTTTTTTAATGTCATCATCTTCCATATCGCCTATATCTTTATATTTTTTATCTAAGCTAATAACAGTTACCAGATGACCTAGTTTTTCAACTAGTTTATCCTTCATAATGATACCAGCTTCATCGTTGTCTGCAATTAGTACAACATTATTGAAGTACTTTTCTAATAGTCTGATCTGAGATACAGACACATTAGCCCCCAGCGTTGCAACTGCTGGAAAACCTACTTGATCTAAGCGGATTGCATCAAAAGATGATTCCACTACATATACTATACTAGAACTCTTGACTCTATGTAAGTTAAAAAGCACTTTACTTTTTGGAAGTCCTGGAGTATTTTTAAAATCTTTTCCTTCAATTGTTCTTGCAACAAAACCAATACACATGCCATCAGGTGAATGAACTGGTATTGTTACAGATCCCTGCTTTTCGGAATATCCTAAATCAAACTTAATAACTGAATCTTTAGTTAGTCTACGACCATTAAAATAATTCATTGCTCTTGGAGCATCAAGTGCTTGCTTATTTAATCTTTTAATAAGCAATTCATCATACTGAACAAAATCAGGTGGTGCATATAATGCTTTATCTACTATGGTTTGAATATCAGACTTTTGTTCTTTACCCTTAATGTACCTTACCGTTTCAAAATATGACCTATTAGAAGTAAACATGATAAGCTCAACAAGATTCTTAGTTACCTGACATCCAAAGCAAAAGAACAAACCACTATCCTTTGCTACTTCTCCAGCAGGTGTTCTTGTGTTATTGTGGTATGGACAATAGATAATGAAGTCATTGCCAAACTCAGCCTCAATATCAAGACCTGCACCATTAAGAACACGACGAATCTGTTCTTCTGTATAAATCTCTTTACTTACCATCTTCAAAATCCTTATAGCGATAATATCCCTTGTCAAAGTCACACTGCACTAAGAAGTCTCCCATAAAACCATTACGGTTCTTTCTAAAAGCACACTCAATAATATCGCTGTTGCTAGCACGACCTAAAGCCATTACCCAGTCAGCATCATAGGCAATCTGTCTTGACCATGCTGTCTGTGCAAGTGTAGGAACAGTAGACATATCCTTAACATCATCAGGTGTAGCAGATGAGATAGCAATGATAGGAACTTCTTCGCTAATAGCCATAAGCTTTAGTTCACGAGAAAGGTTCTTCATCTTTACCGTTTCATTATCAGCCTTCTGGTTTGGACTCATTAACTGAAGATAATCAACTACAACAAAGTCTGGCTTATATTGATCTAGCTTTCCACGAATAACAGATGGTGTAACCTCTCCACCAGAGTCATTGGATATGATGTGGAATGGTGGACGACCCTCAAGCCTACTTGCATGCCACTTCTTCATCATATCAAGTTCTACTTCACCATTTGAAAGCTTTCTATGTGACCACAGGCCTTCGCCCATAATCGTGAATACACGATTGCGAACTTCTGTCTCACTCATTTCAAGTGAAATAATAAGTGGTGTCTTGCCCTGCTTCCAAGCCTGAACAGCAAAGTACAAAGCCATCCATGACTTACCAATTCCAGGGTATGCGAGAAATACTCCAAGTTGTCCTGGCATAATTCCAGAAGGAAGATAGTTATCAAATCCTGGCAAACCAGTTTTAATACCACGCATGCCAAGTGCTTGCTGTTCCTTCACTTGCTCAAAGTATGAAATAGCAGAATCAATATCTGTAGCATCAATATCACGAATAGAAGATGTGTTTTTCTTTAGAGCAGATGTTTTAGTAATCAAATCTTCAAGTGCTTGTCCGCCTTGACCACTCTGAACTTCACTTGCAGCAGATCTTAAGATATCTTTGATGCTGTCATTGACATACTCAGTTTTTAATTCTTCTAGATGATGCTTAGTAGCACCAACATCCTTAAGAACCTCAAAGTCTCTAAACTTTTCTACCACTAAGGATGAAGGTGGAACTGTTCCATTATTTTCAGCATATAAACGAATAAAGTTCCATACATCATTATGTGTTCTAAGAAGTGTCTCTACATTTGCTTGTAGTAGTACATGGAGTTGTTTATCTTGTAATACCGCTGAAATTACTTTAGCCTCAGTATTATTCACTTAGCCACTCCTTTGCTTTAGCCCTGCGTTGTTGTCTTTCTCTAATGTCTTGTTCTACATCTAGTTTACCATTAAGAATTTTTTCTGCATTGTATGCAAAATAGTTCCAGCTTGGTTCTTGTGCAACAGAAAAATAGTACTCTAGTAAGTCATAACATTGAGCAATACTGTAAGACTCAATAAGTCCATCTGCAGCCCACTGCTCAACGTTTAGATTTAGAGATGGCTTTTGCTCATACCTTGCTGTATACAACTTTGAGTATCTACTAAGCAAAGCCATTCGGTCTTTGCGCTCAGCCATTACTCTGAGATTTCAGACTTTGCTTCTTGAATCTTTTCAGTTAGCTTATCTTCTACAAACTTATAAACACGCTCAAAAGCTTCGCCTGTAGTCTCTCCATCACGCTTGCTATCTACAACTCCTAGATCAAGTCGCAATGACTGAAAGTTACCAAGATTAAGCGTATAGCCTAATGTTACATTAATTTTTGTTGAATCGTTTTCCATTTCCCACCCATTTCATTGTTTTTGCTTTAAACTAATCATAGCACATCAAAGTGAATTGTGCAATACGTGTATAACTTTATCCAAATTTTCTTTGAGATCCAAGGACTGTATAGATTTTTGTAGGTCCGTTTAAGTCTATAGGAATAATGTTAAAAGTATAAACATCAATAGAATTTGCATTTCCAGCTGATGGTGCTATATTCCCTTGCCACTTTACTGTTTGTGAAACTCCATCAATTTGAAAACCAGTCATATAATATGGAACTGATCCATTTTTTGCCAAAAGAGTAAGATTAATTATTGCTGAAAAGTTACCATTCCATATTAAATCAGGAATTGTTTTAGTAAGACTTCCCCTAATATTCCAAGTCCAATTATTTTCAGTTTGAAGATCATATAAAGATGTAGTTCCGTAATCTTCAACATAATAAACTCCACCAGGATTAAATTGAAGTGTTTTAAAAGGCTCTAAAAGAGAACTGCCCAAGAAAGCCAATTTTTCATCAATTTCAAGATTAATTCCTGGAACCCTAAATTTTGTAGCATTTGAGTTTCCTAATGTAATTTCATTACTTACTGAGTCAGAAGAAGAGGTTGCGCCTACTCCAATAATTATATTATTATCTCCTGTTTCAAGTACAGCACCTGGAACATATCCTGCACCTGCTCCTATACCTATATTATTAAAACCAGATGTTATTCCACTAAGAGCACCAGATCCTAGGGCAACATTGTTATAACCTGTGTCTACGGATGATAAAGCATTCCATCCAAAAGCAGCATTGCCTGCAAAATTTTCGTCAAGTGCGCTATCTGTTTTTCCTATAACAGTGCCAAATGTTGTTGGTGTTGCTGCAGAAGCTGTTGGAATTCCATTTATTGTTGCCCCTGTAAAATCTACAGTACCCGTAAATGTTGGTGAATTTGTAAGTGCAATTGTTCCAGTTGCATCTGGGAGCGTGATTGTTCTGTCAGCGGTTGGCTCGCCAGCAATAAGGGTTGTTTCAAAATCATTTGCTGTGGTTCCTTCAAAAATAATAGTATGTGGAGCTGGCAAATAAATACCATGAATAGTGGGTGTTTGACCAGTCGCAGTGATCATTGGTCCATTAATTATAGGGGTGGTTAAAGTTTTGTTTGTTAAAGTTTCAGTTTTAGATGCTGTTGACTTATCGTTTAGTTGTGTTTGAATTGCAGAAGTTACTCCATCTAAATATCCAATTTCTGTATTAGTAACGCCAGAAACTATGGCCTGATAAGTTGTTGCTGCTGTTGTGGAGTCTAACTTAGCATTTATCTGACTCTGAATTGAAGAAGTAACTCCGTCAAGGTATCCTATTTCTGTATCTGAAACTCCAGAAACCTTATCTTGTTTATTTCCAAGAGCAGTAGTTATAGTTGATGCAAAAGATGAATCATCATTAATGGCAGCAGCCAGCTCATTTAGGGTATCAAGAACTCCAGGAGCACCATCAATAATGTTAGTTATGGCAGTATTTACATATGTTTGAGTAGCATATTGTGTTAAGTCTGGCTTATTGGTAAGTGCATTATAGTCTGTTGTTCCAGGTTGTCCCGCTGGGCCAGGGGTGCCTGGGGAAGAAACAACTACTCTAGAATCTTTTCTAGTTACTGTTATTAATTCTGTAACTTCTGGATTAATAATAATTTTATCAGACACGTGTTACCTGATCGTCTATTGCAGCAACTCCTTGGATTAGTCTAGTAACTATTCCATCAGTAGAAATAATTTTTAAATCATATTGATACTGTCTTGCGGTAAGCAATGTGGTTTGTGCTGCAGTTGCATGAATTGATAAATGTCCAGTTTCTGGAACTATTGATATTCCTGAATCCGCATATGCAATAGCTGGTGGCAAAGTTGATGTTGGAGCAACGTATGCACCTGTTCCGTCAGGGTTTGCAAAATTTAGCTGTAGGCTATTTGTATTTAAACCACGAACTGCAGTGACAGAGCCACCATTTATATCTGCATTTAAAAATGTAATAGTTAGGTTTGTTACGTCATTTGCATTTGCATGTGCTGTTGCACTACCAGTAAAACTAAGAGTAGCGACTCTTGAATTTGTACGTATTAATGATGCAGTCAGCCCTGCTGGGACATTTGTAACACGAGCAGATAGGTTAGCTCCGTCTGCGCCCTTAAATGTTTCATTATTTAATGTAATTGTTAAAGTTGATGTAATTGTTCCATCGTTTGCAGATGCTTCTTCTAAAGTTGTTTTGCTATATGTAGCAAATAACAATGACTCAGTATCTATAACTGAAAAAGATGTAGAATTTGCAGAAGTAATTACAGCATTATCTAGGTTATATTCAACTGGAACAACATTTCTAATATTTACATTTTGTCCAACGGTAAAAGAGTTTGAGGCAGTATATGTTGCAAAACCAGATGAAACATTAATAGCAGTTATTGTGGCTTTTAATGATTGCAGTGTTACTGGAGCATTTGTTGATTGAGTCTCTTCTCTAAATTGCATTTTTGCAATATAGCCAGAAAGATCTATTGGATCTTCATTTGAATCCTTATAGTCAATATCAAGATACCAGTCTGCGCCCTGATCAATCTTTAAGTTATAATCTTTAGCCATACTAACTCCTATGCTTTACACTACAAATATTTATCTATACAATAAATTATATCACAGTATACCTAAAGGGTTTCGCTCCAAACAGGTATAAATCGTCCATCTTCGGTTTTAGTATATGTAAGTATACCGTCTCCCATACGCCTTGTCAATTCTTGGCTTGTAGGGGTCATATTATTAGTTATTAACTTGTCTTTTCTTGGTTGCCCAATATGTATGCTTGCAAGTATAGCACGTATCTCTCTTACGTGTGATTCAGAATAGTATGACCTAATTGTAAAACCTCTTTCACCATTAAGCTTAGCACCTATTGGTGGAGGTATGATTCCTCGTTTAATTAAACTTGGCATATACTTTCTATGTCTATTAACAAGCTTTGCAGTTTCTGCTACGCTATATGCCCTTTCTCTACCTTTTTTAAAATCAGAAAGTAGGCATGTTTCTAAACGATCTTTAGTTATATTATAAAATGTAACCATACCAGTAGAACGAGAGTTATGATATACCCTTACTAAGTCCCCATTCAAGAACCACACCTTAACCTTGCCCTTAATTACAGGCTCGTTATTGTATGCTTCGCTCTGAATTTTTCCTTTTGAAGTATCCATTGTCCTTCTTTTGTTTCTGAAACTGGATGATAGAACTTTCTATTACCACATATAAGACAAGCTGTTTCTATATGATCAGTGCCAGTGTATTGTCTATCTACGAACACACGACCATTACACTTAGCACATTTTAACATTTAATTATTTATCTTCTTTATTAAGAATATTTTCAACAGATAAAGAATAGTCATTAATTGCCTTTTCTTTATTTTGTTTTTCTTGTATTAATTCAGTAACTTCGGCTCTTAATACGGCAATCTGAGTCTCGTAACTAGAAACTATTTCTCCGATTCTTTGTTGCAGGGCGGTAATTATTAGTTGTGCTTTATCCATTATTTTACACTATCCCTGTATTGATTCAAATTCAGAAATAAGGGCTTGATGTTTTAAAAGCTCTTTTGCTATTTGATCGCTTAAAGAATCTACAGCAGACTGATTTACTGGTTCTACTGCTTCTTCTGCTATTAAGCTTACTTGTAAATTATATACATTTGTTAAAACAGACTTAATATGTTGATTTACAATATTTTGTTTTTCTTCATTACTTAATTCCATTGTATGCCTCCATAAAAATTATACCACATCTTCGGTATTTTGAATAGCTCCCCATTTACCAAGTGGGCATGTTGCATGTGGTAGCTTTGCTTTTTCTTTCATAAAACAACCACACTTTTTACATTGCTTTGTAGCCTGTATTAAAGAAGGACACTTTAAGCAATTTTCTTCATAACGATATTTAAATACATCGTCATCTACTCTATCAATTTTTGGATTAAGCAAGTCCCAGGGTCTTACAGTATCGCCAGCACTTTTTTCTTTCCATAACTGCCACGGTGTTTTTTCTGACAATTTATTCCTCAGTTCTTATACTAAATGTTTGAGTTTCTGGATCATAAATTGATCCTACTGCAGCTGTTCCACCATTTTCAACCATATTATCTGTTACATCAAGTATGATGGGGTTGCTTGTAAATATTGCAGCTAATCTTTCATCTGTATGTAATATATCAACTATCTCATTATCAAGTACAAATGCTACTTTAACTGGGGGTAATTCATTCATTTCTGCCATTTTTATTCTCCTTTTTTTAAGTATATCACAAAAACTACATCTTTGTCTAGATTATAGACAAATTATCAAAAGTTGATCCAGGATTATTGTCTATACTAGCACTCTCTATAGCTGATGGGGTTTTAATTATTCCAGCATAGGATGAACCGTTAGCAGATGCTTTTGGTGTATTTCCACTTACCCATGTATAAGTTATAGTTCCAAGAACATCTGTTCCAGCTAGATTGCTATAAGCTGTTCCAGTAATATTATTTCCGTTTGTAGTTACTGCAATTTTGTAAACTTTAGAAAATGCTGTAGTATTAGAAATTATATTTTGATTTTTTATTACTGGTACAAATGAGCCAACAGTAGACATTATTCTTAAATTGGTATTATATGTAGATGTTGTAACGTTATTTGTAACCTGTTGGCCAGTGCAAGAATAGGATGTTACTACTGGTGTTGATGTATCTCTTCCTTTGCAGGTATATCTAACTGGTGTTGAAGTATCTTGTCCTGTACATGTATAAGTAGTTGGTGTTTCAACGGTTGTATATGTACAGCTAAATTGAGCAACATTTGTACAAACAAGTGTATTACAGTTATAATAAGTACTGCTTGTAGCAGCAACTGCTGGGGCTCTAAATAAATTTACTCCAGCGATTGGTTGAACACAGGCACCACATCTTACACCTACTGTTGTTGCATCATATGTAGTAGTTGTTGGGCTTGCATTACATGCTGCTAAAGTTGAATAGTTTTGCGTTGTACCAGTACACCCATATGTTGTTCTTGTTTGTGCTGGTCCACAAAAACATTTACCATTACATGTGCCTGCAGCGCTTAAAGTATTATTTGAGTATTCAAATGGCCCTCCATTACAAGTCTTATCAACATAAGATGTATCTGAATATGAACAACCCTTACATGCTGCCTGTGCCACTATTGCACTTCCATAGTTATAGGTAGTTCCAGAACCGCAAGTATAGCTTGTGCCTCCTGGATTGGTAGTTATTGGACATCCAAAGCAGCCAGTTCCTTGGGCATCTGTTTGTTTTGGTACTGGAAAATTACAATCTGAAGACGTTGTTGCTGGAATAGTTGTTACTGGGCAGTTGTAACAATTAGGACTTGTTCCAGTAGAATTAGTATAAAATTCTGTAGCATTACAGTCAGAAGATGGTCCTCCTGATGTTGATGTAGTTACAGGACAATCATAACAATTAGGATTTGTTCCAGTTGAATTTGTTGTAATTGCTGGTCCATTACAATTTGTTGAAGTAACAGATGACGTAGAGTTAATCTGTGAGTATGCTGGTGCAATTGCCCAGAATGATCCCGCTCCACTTACCCAGAATGCAATTCCTGGCCCTCCTCCACCTGAAGGAATCTCAACACTTGCAGTTAAATTAGTTTTACCAGTTAATTCAATTGCTTGAAGTGGATAGCTGTTTGAAAAACTTCCTGGGTCTACTGGGCTCACATATCTTAATACTGTTCCACTGCTTGATGCAACAGAGCCATTTGTGCTCCATGTTGATCTTTCTTGTTCTACAACTGAGCTATATAGGTACCCACTGCTTGTTGTACCTAGTCCTGGGCTAACACTTCTATTAAATGTATCAGTTATTGCTGGAATAAATGCTGTTACAAGGTTGGAGTAATAATAATATGTTACAGTACCAGCAACATTTGTTACCGCATCTCTAGCGTAATACTTTTTATTCGGTGTAGTAGCGTCAGGTTGTGTTACGGTGTATGTAGGAGCTGGAGTTGCAGTATCTTGTATTGTTCCAGAAGGGGATGTTTCTCCGTCTGTTGGTACTGTGTAGGGAGATTGAAAAAATACAATTTTAGTTGTCACTAATCCAAATGTTCCAGACTGGTATGATCCAGGTGTAGCTGTTATTGAAGTCTGTGCTGCGCCAGTTCCTGAAAGAGTTGGTGAAGATATCTTAACTGGTGTTGGTACAGCACTGGTTGTTGCAGATACAGGTGAGCTTTCGTTTCCACCATATCCTTTATTTGATCCAGATACAATACCGCCAGTGTATGGGGTAACATAAAAACTATAAGATGTGCTTGGAGATAAACCCGTTACAGTTATTGTTGTTGGGCTTCCGCTTCCAGCAGATCTGAAATACCCTTCTTGTATACCGCTATATGTATATCTAACAAGGTAGCTTGAAGAGTACGCTCCCGCAGTAAATTGTAGTTTAACAGAATCAAATGTTGTATCTGCGGTAACTACAGATAAACTAGATATATCTCTAGCTGCAGAAACAGACTCTGTGTTAGATGTTGAAGTAGCTGTAGATCCTCCAGCAGATGTTGCTGTAACAGAAAACCTATACAAGTTGTCAAGATTTGGAATTACATCAGATTTATTATCTGCTAGCTCATATGTATATTGATTACTTGATCCTATTGCTGGATTGGTTGCAGTTCCGCTTGATATTGTGACCCAAGACGAACCGCCATTAGAGCTTCTTTGAAAAACATAAGTTAGTGTTGAGGTGTTAGACCAACGATAATTTGTTCCTGTTAAGGTAATTAATCCAGTAGATGAATTTGTAGATTGAGATAAAGTTACTGTTTGTGCTATTGATGGTGCATTAATAGTATCAGTACCAAAAAATATTTTCCAAATACCAGCAACCTTAACATAACCAGCAGCAACATTTTTCCATACGCCACCAGCCTTTAACTTTATTTGAGAAACATCTTTCCAAGTAGATCCGCCTTGACCGTCCATGGTTTTTAGTTTAATAGCCATACATTATCCAATCACGGTGTGTAAAGTAACACTACGTCTCCATTAGCTTCATTTGCTGATAGATAAGCATTACTGTAAAATTGAGCAACTGTACTAGTAAATATATTTCTTAATCCACCAGAATTTGCTGCGCCAGCACCATCTGGATTACCAGCAACTTGTGCAGATCTTGCTACTTTTACCTGTCTTCCAAAATCTTCTTGGTAATGACCCAAAACCAACCTACCAGATTCAGAAGTAGAAATAACTCCATAACCACCAATAGTATCTGTTATGGAAAATTTTCCAGATACTGACTCTATTATAACATTTCCAACATAAAGCTGTCCATCTACATCCATTGGTCCAGAAATATTTCCACTTGTTGCATTAATTTCTCCAGTAATTGTTGCATTGCTTGCAAATAAATCTCCATTGAGTCTAACTCTAAATGGACTTGTTTCATCTGCTGGTCCAGTACCTCCAGACCAAAAAACATTATCGTCATCATCTGATGGACTATTTATACCAGCTGTGGTAGTTTCTACTGAATCCCTAGTTACATATATATATCCTGATGTAGAGTCTAGAGCAATCTTTCCTTGTCCCGTAGCAACTTTTGAAATTTGATTTGAATTTATTGTCCAGCCAGCAATTGTTCCAGCATTAGCAATAATTGAACCTGTAGCTGCGTCTAGGGTTACAGAGTTGGTTCCATTTGCAACCTTTAGTCCATCTGAATTTAATGCAAAACCATTACCTGTTAAATTTCCATTTGAATTAATTGTTCCGCTATATATGGATGCACCAGATGTTGACATAAGAATATTTCCACTAAATGAACCACCTCTAGCTGTTATATCTCCATCTACTGTAAATGTACTTCCATTCCATGAAATATAATTTGATGGTCCTCCGCCAACTTTTAATGAAGCAGATTGATTAGAGTCTATATACCAATAGTTATTTGCATTAAATACTAAACCTCTTAATGCTCCCCCACTATTTTGAACACCATAGCCAAACTTAAAAACTCCTGTATCTGTTCCAGGAACTCCAGCCTGAAAGTATCCAGTTGTAGAAACATTTGTTCCTATAAATGGAGATCCAGCAGTTGATACTGGGCTCCCAGTTAGTGTTTGATATGATGAAGAAGTATTATTAAATTCATCATATGCTGCAATTGCAACTTCATAATTTGTACCTGAAGCAAGGCCTGTTATTCTAAATGATGTCCCATTGCCTGGTGAATCAACATAAGAGTAACTTGATACTGGAGTGGTTACTGGTCTAAATCTAATTCTATACCCTCTTAAGGTAGTATCTGATACTGCAGTCCAAGATATATTTAAGAAAGCATTAAAACCTATGGTTCCAGAACTTTCTAATCCACCAGTTACTGTTCCAGTAGGTGCTGAAGGTCCAACTGTGTCTACGGTAATTGGATCTAATGGTGTTACTTTTTGTGCAGCAGAAAACGCAGTGTATATTCCGCCATCTGAAGAAAACCTTGCTTTAACCCATCTAGAGTTTGTATTAGTAGTTATAACATTTGCTGGAGAAATATTATCAAAATAAACTCTTGAGTAAGTAACTCCTGTTGGCTCAGTGGTAGCAGTTGATTCATATTCAACAATATCTATAGCATCAAATATAGATTGAGTTGGAATAGTGTACGAAACATTATATCCATTGCTAGCTGCTGCAACCGTTATAACTGGAACTGGAAGATTAAGCACATATGCGGGTACTGTATTATCACAAACTTTTCCGCTTGTATTATAAAATGCATCAATTGCATACACACAAACCTTAGTAATGTTTAGTGACAAAACACCAAGTGTAGATCTATTTAAAGATTTAGTAAGTATTGCTGTTTGTCCTGTTTGTGTTTTATTTACTGGAAAAGATCCATAGGGAGTTTGGCGTACTGTACCTGTAGATAAAGTAATCTCTAAAATAAATTCTGTAACAGATACATTTGCAGGATCTGCATAGTCCCAGTCAAATGTGACAATAAGATCTTCTGTTTTTTCAGATTCTGTAGACCAAGCTGTTGACACATTAGTAATATCTGTTGGTACTATAGCACCAAATCCAGACTGAATGGAAGCTTCTCCACCATTAACTCCAGGACGTACAAATCTTTCTGGTTCTACAACTTTATGTGTTCCAGTTGAACTAAATGATGCTGTTAAACTTTTACCGCCATCAATTAATGGTATGCCGTCTAATCCAACAACATCAACTTCTGAGCCTACTCTTGCTTTAAACTGTCCAACCTTATTCCATGCTGCTCTTGGATCATCAGCGCTTACTGTTACTGGCTGATTTCTAGCAACCGACTTTGGACTTTTATAAACAGATTTAGGCGGTACTTTCGCCATTACTTTGGTCCTATAGCAATCCAGTTTATGTTAAAAAATGAAGTTGGCTTTGGATCGTCAACCTTAGAACCTTGTTCTACATCTGCAGAAAACTCTCTTGTCTTAATAATGCGAACAGTAAATCCTGTATTAGTTATTGCAATAACAGTACAGACAAGACCAGAATTTCTACTTACCATTGGAGTAATGTCTTCTCTTAGCAAAGCAGGTGTAACAGTTACAATAGGTTTTGCACTAAAGCTAGCTGTTCCAGTTTGCCCATTATCAAAATCTATTGTTTGATGAAAAACTCTATCATTTAGTATGCTTGAGTCTTTGTTGTCACCTGTAGTGTCAATTCTAAATTTTCCATAAAGCATTTTCTGTGAACCAGCATTAAATTCCTCATAAATTTCTGCTTCGCCATTCCAATCTGTAACGCCAGATCCTTGAAGACCAAAATTGTTTGTAATAGCAGAAAGAGTATCGCTATGTTGATTAATTACATTAATAACCTGCTGCCAGGCAGTAAGATCTATGATATTGGGGTCTGATATTTTAACATATGGCATTTTTTATCTCCTGTCAATTAATTATACCACAAGAGCCTACTCCTGAATCCTTTTAAGATTTAGGGAGGTTGATAATCCTTGGCTAAAGCTATGAGAAACTGAGTGTACAAGGTATTTTTGTTGAGAAATTCCGTTTAAAGAGTACGAAAGGTTTACGATATCCCCTACCTGAATCAATGGGTTTCCAAATATATTTAAAGATACATTTTTAGAAAATCCTTCAATACCTTTTTGAACAACCTTTAACATCTTATAAGCTGCTTGCTTAGACTGTATCCATTCCGAATCTATCTGTACTGTTTCTGACAAGTTTGAGTAGTCTATAACGCTTTCAATAATTTCTGGATCTGAAGGTGCAACTATTTCATGGGTCCATAGATTAAGTGTTACAGTTAGATTATTTAGATCATCGGAATCTTTTTTAAGATGAATCATATGTGGTGCTCCATTGGCTATTGCCATTCTTGCTCTAAAGCCAGTATTTAGAGGTGTTGAATAAGATAGTGAATATTCATCAACTAACTTCTTTTGAAATTGTTTTTTGTCTATTGGCCTATTTCCTGGGAAATACCTCATCATATACTCAACTGGAAGAACATCTACAGAAACAGCAGCTGGGGTTTGGTATTCAACATCGTAATAATTTATTCCAGATACCTCTGGTGTTGTTTGCATAAGATAAGTAGGAGACTTTGTATATAGAGGTTGTTTTTGAACTAATCCATTTAAAAATTCTCTATCTTGATAAAAGTAACTTACGCTTCTTTCTTTTAATGGTTTTACGGTAGCGTGTATTTCTCTTAGTGTGGCTGTTGGAGTAGAAAGTGGAGACCAGTTTTGTTTTGCTGGAAAAAGATTAGTTATAGCGAATGGAACACCACAAGCAAAAAAACCAAATTTTGTTCCAACTGTAATATTATTAAGAATTGTTGGCTTTTGTCTCATACCAGTAAGTTGATTAACTTTTGATGGTGCCCAGCCAGTTGCTGATGGGTTGGTTTCTTCATCATATTCTGTACCAGGAATTTGCCATCCAGTTATCTCAACATTATTTATAAATACTAATAAACAGTTCTTTGGATATTCAGTTGTTGCATCTTCTCCATCTTTGCCATCTGTTAAATAATGAGCTACCTTTAAATTAAAGCATTGATCTATTTCATAAGAATATATAGGTGCATCTTCTGTGCCTTCTTTCTTTAATACTTTAGAAAAATTATTAATTATACTAACACACTCAGCAGTAACATCTGCCCATGCATAGGTTTGTAATGTGTGATCATGAATACTAAGGGTGTAATCATATTTTGGCACATCATACAATTCTCCTGTTTTTGGATTAAGCCTATTATATCTTCCAAGTTGTACAAAATATGCTCCTGTAAGATCAGATTCATCTGCCATATTAAAAAATAGACCTGCTGCACCGCCACCTTCTTCACCTAAATTAAATTTAACGGAGTATGTTTTATAGCCAACGTCTACCTGAGATGTTGGAAATATAAGTGTTGAATGATTGTCTGTTGGACTTACGGCAATGCTTTTTACCTCTGGCATTTTTGGATATGTAGTTTTAGTGCTAACAATTGATGTTGTGGGTATATCTTCAGATATAGTAAAATATGAATCTAAAGATATTTTTGACAAACCCTTACTTGCTAAATCTGTTATCTTTTTATGTTCCGTAGGCACAGTTCCAAATAGTCCACGCTCTACGTTTGTAATTTTTCCTGTAGGTGTTATAAGAACATCATAATCTGCAGCGATGTAGGCTTCTCCACCTGATACATATGTCCCTGTTGCTTTTCCTGCTACTTTAAATGATGTTGAAGTTCTTTCAATAACAATACCCTGAATATTATAAATAGATGGAACAACTCCAGTAATCATTACTTTGTCTCCATCTTTAAAAGTGTTGTTTGATGTATAGGTAATTTCAGTTCCATCTCCAGAAACAGATGTTATCTTAGCAGTTGACAATCTAAGGCCAATACCTTGCTCTTTAATATATGTATCTATCTGTGAAGTAAGATCAAGATTATTTTTAATAGATATAAATTTTTCTTTACTGCCATTAAGAGTTGACAGCTTATATTCCTTATATGCAAAAGAAACAATTTCATTTTCAATAAATGCAAATCCATCATTGCTCATATTGAATGTGTGAAAAATATCTAGCAAGTCGTTATTGTTGAGCTCAAACTTATTGTCATCTTCTAGCATATCTGCATTAAGATAATTAAATCCAACAGAGTCAGCTGTTTGCTGACTCCACACAACATCGTTTGATGTTGTATATATAAAAGAAGGCGAGTTCTTTATAGAAGCATCTGTTACATTTTGAAGAGATGGAGACTGTTTAATTTTTGGTGTTTGGTATCGTAAAGAAATCTTTCCTGGCTTAGCATTATTTGATATATTAAATCCGTTCTGCATAATATTGCCATCAAGCAAAGAAATATTAGATTCTGAAGATGAAAGTATATCTTGCAAACTTAAAAACTTCATAATGCCATACTCATCAATATATGCACCAATTTGATAAGCAACAAATAATTCATTTAGACATTCCATAATGGTTGAATCTTTAGAGTTACAGTAATAATAGTAAAGATTTACTGGAGAAGTTGAGCTATCAAATACCCTATAAAGAGAGTCATAGTCGTAATCTGTAAATCCAGATAGATCTAGAATATTTGTTATAATTTCAAATGGTCTTTTTAAATTCACAACATAATCTGGTACTGGTATTGATTGTAAATACCTAGAAATATCAAAACATTGAACTGTAATATTTTGGATATCATTTTCAACCCAAGAATCTGAATAAAAAACTCCGCCAGGAATATACGTATCTGGAGATATTTTTGAGTTAGGTGATGCGTATTCTTTAAGATGAAAGTTGACATAAAATTTAATGTTTTTTCTTAGCATGTTCGCTAATATAGTAGATGATTGATTACTTTGACTAGAAAAAATTGGAACTATCGTTGATCCAATCATAGCTGGTATGCCAGATAAAGTAATTTGAGCATCGTTTGAATTTAGTGAAGAAATTGGAAGTAAGTTATTGCTTCCATCTAAAGATTTACTAATAGATACAGACTGAACAAAGTCTGTCAAATCAATCTCAAGTCTTGGAGAAACTTCTACAAGATGCATCCTCTTTAGATCAGAGGTAACGCTTAATGAAGGTGAAGACGTTTCTGTTGCAGTTGAAGCACAATTTACTGTATAGTTTATTGTCTGAGATGCAGAAGTTCCTTGTTGATTATCACCAGAATAAACAGTTAGGGTTAGGCTATAAGTTGTTCCACAAACTCCAAGTCCAAGGTATGCATCTGTATCTGAATTTGCATTACTTGTTTTTAAACTTCCAGAAGTTGTTGTTATCTTATAAGATGATGCATTAGAGTAACTAAACAAGGCCCAAACCGACTGACTATTAATAGCAGATGATGATAAACAATTTCCAGTATCAGGGTTAGCACATTGAGCAGAGAATGAAGTAATTGTTGGTCCTGCTGAAGGTGGTGGAGTTTCTCCTGTTAAAGATAAAAATTCTGGATTAGTTGTTCTATCTATCTGCGTTATCGTTATCTTGCTAAAAGATGTAGATAGCGGCAATGATCCAGAATCACTAAACTTTGGCATTGATGACCATTTTGTTTTAGTCCAAGAAGAGCCAGTCCAATACAAAATTAATACACCATTATCTGGAGGAGATATGTTTTGACTGCCGTCAACTGTAATAGTTGTTTCACCAATAGTTATATTTACTATTGGAATAGTCATTAAGGTATTAAACTTAATAACTAACTTGTTTGTTATAATTGGCTTTTCATAAATAGATGTAATACTTCTTGATGATTCGTCTGAAACAAAATATCTATATGGAGATGTATCTGTTGGTAAAACATTTTTTAATATTGGTACAGGCTTAGAGGCAAGACAAAATTTTGGATTTTGTAAAATTGGAGTTACTGGGAAATATGTATCAGCAGTATATCCATCAAGGACTGGAGATGTAATCTTTCTAAATGTAGACGGAAAGGTAGACCTTATATCTCCTGATCCTACATATGACTCTCCTGGTCTAAAATATGTAAATGGCATTTCTGTCGGAAATAAAGAATGGTTTTGATAATCAAAGTAGGTAGTAGCATATACTTTAGGTACCGTAAAATATACTATTGGATTATTGGTTTCACCGCTCATGGAGTTGGCTGTGATGGTGTATACAAACTCTGCAAAGGTATCATCAGGGCTTTGTGATCCTACATAGGTAATAACCTTAGTCCATCCTAAAGAGTCTGCCTCAACCTGCTCAGAGCCGTATTGAAGATCTGTTCCCCTTCCTGATGCATTTATCATTACTGGAATAGGACTACTAGTCTTTACATATGTTATTACTTTATATGCAGAGCTAGATCCTCCAGATACAGTATATGATATTTTTCCTTTACTAACCATATCTTGTGCAGCTGACTGAGTTGTAAAAAGTTCACTAGCACTACCAATAACAGCAAATGAAGAATTATATGCATCAATAGTTACAGTATATGATGTACCTGATGATAGCCCAGAAAATGTATAGCTTGTTCCTGTTGAAATTGTGTCTGATTGACCAGTTGTTTGAACTCTATAAAATACAGTTCCAGTTGGTGGATTTGACCAAGAAAAATTAATACTAGATGCAGACACCACTGAACCCGTTATGGCAAAGGTTGTTGTGTTTGGTATTGATGTGGTAATTGGTGGAATATTAGTTGGTGGCAACATAGCAAAGCTTTTAGTTGTAAAGTTAGGCTTACCACCAGATTCCACATTGTTTGGTAGAGGAGATATTGCAGTGACAAGTAGCTCTGTACCATTTCCAGCGGTAGTAATATATGGAGCATTAAATAAATTATGGTTCCACTCTGCAGAAACTACTGGTGTCAAAGTAATTGAATCTGAGCCTGTAAAGACTGAGGAGCTGACATTACTTAACATTATATCTCCGTAAAGTCAATGCTTATATTAACGTAGTCTGATATCTTTGTTCTATTAATAATTGTTTTAGAAAAATTACTCATAAATACAGTATACACCTCAAACCCATCTTGAGAAGTAACAAATATTCCAGACTGGTTTAACTCAGAACTTACAACCTTTAAATATATTGGAGATCCTACATTAGTTTTATAAAATGATTCAATCCAAGCAGCACCATGATTTAGGTCTGCTGTCTCAGATGTTTTTGATGGAACATAGCTCCAAGACACTGATATATTATTTTTTTGAGCAACTACATATTTTTTCATTCTACCGTTAGCCATTCTTGATTGGCTTTCAATAATTTCTTGTGATACAGAAATTGGATCTCTATTGTGGTCTGTAAGTTTTTGCCAATTAACATTATCCAAGGATACCTGTATCCCTGCTTCAAGTAAATACGCCATTACAAACCAACCTTATTGCTCTTGTTATTCTTGCTTACTTCAAGCTTTAGCCTTCTCATAACTTCATTTGCTACGCCTTCTGGGTTTGCATTATTACTTGTTATAGGCATATTTATATTATACACTGTACCGCCAGAGTTTGTGCCAATTGTTGCGGTACCATTATTTACTGCATTCATTGCAGATACACCATAATCTTTAACAGATGATGCCTTTACAACATATTCTCCATTTGAAACTCTAATTGATCCTCCACCAGCATAACCAAGTGTTGCTCTTATTGAATCTGAAGTTCCAGTTCCTGGGCCCTTAATGAGTCCACCAGCAGCCTTTTTGATAACTGACTTAGGAGCATCCAGAGTATCAACAAATTTTGGATTTTTAGTTAGCTTAAAGCCCATTCCAGGCATAACTCCCATCATCCAGTTAGTGAAAGCATCATTATGTCTATATCCCAAATATCCTTCATCCATTAAAGCTTTTAGTAATGGATCATCTGCGTTTGAACCAATTCCTTCAAGAGTTCTACCTGGCATTCCGTACTTTGCTGCAACCTTTGCCACTTCATCTTTTGTTGCAAATCCTTTACTTCGCAAAACTCTAATAACTGCTGATGGTGTTAATGCTGTCTTATATGCATATGGTCCAAAGTTTTCAAATATTTCATCGGACATTGTTCTGCTGGTAGCAAAATAGTTTCCTGGTCCATATGCATTTGTAGGGAATTTTCCTTGTCCAGCTCTAGCCTCTAACACTCTTTCAAGTGGAGACTTTGGTGCATCTGTATATGGAATATATGATCTATGAACACCCCTTAAAAGTTGGAACAAGCCTTCAAACCCTCCTGGCAAAGAGTCTACAATAGCCTGTATTGCAAAGTGAGCGCTTTGTTTAAATTTTTTTGGACCGTGGTACTTTGCCATAGCTAGATTTTTAATAAAAGGATTGTCAGAAACTAAGGCTCTTCCAGAAATAATATCGTTTACATTTTTAACTGCTTTATCTTTTATCTGGGTAGCAAAACCTGCTACCTTCCTTGCTGGACTCTTTACAATATTTTCTAAAAGATTTTTTGGTATATTGCTATATTTTAGGTTATAAGATCCAGGTCTTCCATCTAATGGAGACATTAATTTCTGTAACTTAGAGTATGCATCTATTGATGGAGCTGATGGATCTAGCTTTGCAATTTTAGCATCTAGTGTTAATTTTGGATTAAGCTTACTTCCTATTGGTCCAACAATACGATCAATAGCCTCTCTCATTAGCATATCTCTACCAAAATAATTAAAAGTTCCATCCCACCTAATGTTTTCATTTCTTCCATACTTAAAAGATCTTTGAACTGCTTTACCAATTCGTGATACAAACTTTGCTGGTGTAGTAATTGGTCTAGCAAGCGTTCTTCCAACACCAGATATCGCATCTTTTATGCGGGAAGTTTTTGTAGCAACTCCTGTGGCAGCTTCTGTACCCCAGAAATCAGAACCTAAGTCACCCCATACGTCATCCATTACCGAAGGTGGAGGTGGTGGTGCGCCAGGTCCTCCAGGCCGTGCTGGTCTTGGATTATTTTTAAGAAATTCTAATGCTTCGGCTGTCTTACGTGCTTCTTCTGCTGCATTTGCTGCACGTTGTTGTTCTTTTAGTAAAGTTTCTGCTTTTCTAGTTTGTGGTAAATTAAATAGTTTGCT